TAGAAGCAATTGAAGAGTGTAAATTCACACCAGTAGTATGTACTTTTATAAATAGATATGGCGGATGGCAACCATTAACTTTTTATAAACAACAAACAATAAATATAACAACAACATCAAATCAGTATAAGATGTTTCAAGCCAATTCAAACTATGATACAAGAATAGGTCAGTATCATGAAATGAATACAACTGGTAAAAAAACTATTAAGTTAAACACTGGATTTGTAACACAAGATTATTCAGAATTAATAACTGATTTATTATTATCAGAAACTATATTGTTAGATGATATACCAGTTACAGTTAAAACAAAAGGGGCTGAATTAAAAACTCACTTAAAAGATAAGATGATTAATTACGAAATAGAATTTGAATATGCATTTGACATAATAAATAATATGATATAATGAAACAAGTAGGGATATACATAAAAGATAAAACCACATTAGAATATAATAAAATAGATTTATTTGCTGATGAAAAAATATCTATCAATAGTTCTATACAAAATATAAATGACATTGCTAAAACCTACACAGATTTTAGTCAGACCTTTACTATACCCGGTTCAGTTAATAACAATAAGATATTCAAACATTGGTATGAAAATAGTAATGATAATGGATTTAGTACATTAAACAAATCAGATGCTTATATAGAAATTGATACAATTAGATTTAGGGTAGGTAAAGTACAATTAGAAAGTGCTAATGTTCAAGATGGACAAATTAAAAACTATGGTATAACTTTTATTGGTTCATTAGGTAATCTAAAAGATAAGTTTGCTAATCTATCATTAAAAGATTTAGAACTTGGAGATATACTTGCATATACTTATACACCTACAAATGTTAGAAACTCTATACTATTTACAACAACAAGTTCTATAATTATGTTTCCACTTATTAGTTCCAATAAATACTGGACTTATGGGAGTGGTGCCTATAATATAGGAAGTGCCGCTACCCCAATATATTATGATGAATTATTCCCAGCCGTATCATTGGAAGCAATGTTCGTGGCATTAGAATCAGTATTTAATATAAACTTTTTAGGTACTTTCTTAACAGATAAAAGATTTACAAATGCATTCTTATGGTTAAAGAATGCCGATAAGTTTGAGTTTAAGACAAGTGATTATATAGACTTTAATTCATTAGAACAAAATAGTAATCCATTAGCAACAGTTAATCTAACAACAAATGAAGTTACTTTATTATGGACTACAGTTGGAGGACTTGGAACTTTAATTAGTGGAACTTTATATTTTAGTATTCAAACACAATTTAGTGCATCAGGGGCTCCTTATTCAGTTTTAATATATAAAAATGGTAAGTTAATATCAACTACTGCTTTTACATCATCAACATCCCAAGTAACTAATCTTCTTTATTCTACATCAGCAAAATCTACTGATAGAGCATTTGAAGGAGTATATACATTTAAGATAGAATCAAATCAGGCAATTACTTTTTCTAATACTGCAATATATTGTATGTATAAAGCCAATTTTATAAATGACCATATCATATCACTTACTTATACAGATATATATAGACAAGGTGGTGGTATAACATTATCATCTGAATTAAACTTAGGAAACTATGTTCCTGATATGAAAGTTGAGGAGTTCTTCACTGGTATATTAAAGATGTTTAATTTAACTTGTTATTCAAATGATAGTGTAAATTATTATGTAGAACAGTTAGAAGATTATTATGATGCTGGTGCAGTTATTGACATCACTAAATATACAAAATCAGATGTAGTTGCCTTAAACAGGGTTAATTCTTATAGTAAAGTTAATTTTGAATATCAAAAATCAGAATCAATTGTTAATAGTGGGTTTATGAGTGCTAATAATATAGAATATGGAACTTTAAGAATGGATACTGGGTATGATGGAACAGAATATGCTATTAAATTGCCATTTGAAAATCTTAATTTTACTGAATTTACTGGAACACAACTACAAGTTGGTCTATCAATGAAGTCTGATTTACAAAAATATACACCAAAACCTGTTATATTATACGACTATAACCGAGATGCTTTAACACCAGTAGGTGGAACATTCTATTTTGCAACTACACCGGCATCGGGGGCTGGTTCAGGAACTGGATATGCTACATATAAAGCGTTTGGGCAAGAAACTTTGACTACAAAAAATGGGTTTCTTGATACATTTAGTCTTAACTTTCCTACACAACAATCAACTTTGACTAATCAAGTTGTAAGTAATGGGTTATATAGTGAGTATTATAGTAATTATTTATCTAATATATTTAGAGATAAGGCCAGATTAGTTAAAGTAACTACTATTTTACCTACAAGTGTTTTAACTACTATTAAATTAAATGATAGAATTGTTCTTAAAGATAAAAGATATATTATAAATACAATGACTACTGATTTAACAAGTGGCGAAACACAATTTGAATTATTAACTGATTCAAGAGTAGCACCAATTGGACCAGTTTTACCAACAACTACAACTACAACAACAGTAGCCCCAACAACAACGGCAGCACCGACAACAAGTACAACAACAGTAGCACCAACAACTACAACGACTACCGTACCAACTACAACAACAACGGCTGCCCCAAGTTGTAGAACATTCTTTATAGATAATACTAATTCATATGTATGTAGTTTTAGATATACTGATTGTGATGGGGTTACAATTGTAACAAGGTCAATTAATAGAGATGCTAATACTACATTATGTGCTATGTCAGGCAGTTTTGTAGTAACAACTGGTCCATTATCAATCACAGACCAAGGAGCGTGCGGTACAACTACAACGGCAGCACCAACAACTACAACTGCTGTACCGACAACTACAACGGCAGCACCAACAACAACTACGACAACATCAAGTGGGGGTTCATCCATGGGCACATTAACAACAACAATATATATAGCCCCTGAAACAACGACTACAACAGTAGCACCTGAAACAACTACTACAACAGTAGCACCAACTACTACAACAGTAGCACCAACTACTACAACAGTAGCACCAACTACTACAACAGTAGCACCAACTACTACAACAGTAGCACCAACAACTACTACAACGGCTGGACCAAGTGGTAATACTTATATAATTGATGGTATATTTGATATTGGTGATGCTAAACATCCTAATGGAGGTTATGTAAATTATGTTGATGGATATGGGAATGCGTCAAGTCTTAATTTTGTATATATGGGGGACCTTATAGAAATAGTAGCACAATCAATTGGAACACATTCAGGAGTTACTATAACATTACAAACAACAATATAAAATAAATAAACAGATATGATACAAGATATACTACAACTATTAAAGTTAGATGAAGATATTAAAAAACAATTAGGTAGAAAATATATAAGTAATGAACTAATTGAAACCGCTAAAGGAAAGTATGAATACCCAGATACTATTAAAAAGATAATAAAACAATGGCAAAGAAAATAATTGAGGTAGAAGTTCAAACTAATATACCAGGAACAATAAACGAACTTAAAGCCTTAAAGAAAGAATTAAAGAACGCAGCGGCTGGTTCAGATGAATTCAAAAGGTTATATAATGAAATTGATGACCTTGAAGAGAAGATTAGTAGTACTAAAAAGACCAGTGCTGACTGGGTAGATAGTATAGCCGCAGCACCGGGTCCATTAGGTATGTTAGGTAAAGCAATCAATTCTGTTAAAGAAGGTACTGTTTCATTTGGGGGTGCATTAAAAGCAACTGGGATAGGACTTATTGTTGCCTTATTGGGTGGATTATATAAAGCATTTTCTGATAATGAGGGGGCTATGAAGAAAATAAAACCATTATTAGAAGGAATAGAAAGGATATTTCAAGGGGTGTATAGAGTAGTAGAACCGTTACTTGATATATTTATTGACTTAGCAATCAAAGCATTACCGATGGTAACTAAAGCATTTGGTATGATGTATTCTATTATTACCGCTGCATCACTATCTCTTAGAGACTTTGGTACGGAGTTTGCCTCATTTATAAAAAAAGTAAAAGAGGGAGGTCTTGCTAAAGAGTGGGAAGATGAAATAACAAGATTTAATGTTGCTACAAATAAATTATTAAACCTCCCACAACTTCCAGGGCAAGAGGCCCGTGTAAAAAAATTGGAAGAGGGTAAAAAATCTATTAAGTCATTTACTGATTATTATAATGAAAGTATGAAAAGGTTTAATGATGGTACAAAAGAGCAAACAAAATCAGAAAATGAAGCAGCCGAAGAAAAAAAGAAAAAAGAAGCAGAGGCTGCTGAAGCAAGAAGAAAGGCTGCTGAAATAAGAAAAAATAAAGAAAAGGAGGATGCTATAAAACATGCTGAAGACCTTAAAAATATAGAACATGATTTACAAAATGAAGTATTAGAATTAAATGCTAAAACTGAACAAGAAAAATTAGACTTACAGGCAAAGTTAGAACTTGAAGAAATACTTAAACAGGTTAAAAAAGGTGATGATATAACAAAAATAATGGAGTTATATAATGAAAAATATATTAAACTTGATGCAGATTTACAAGAAAAGTTGGCAAAACAAGCGGCTGAAACAAAAGATAAAACAAAAAGACAATTAGAAGAATATAATCTTGGAGTAAAAGATTATAAAGATGCAAAAAATCAAGAGGAATTAGACCAAGCAAGAGACCATCAACAAAGATTATTAGATTATGCTGAACAAGATGCGCTTGCTGAAGTTACAAATAAGGAAGATAGACAAGTGATTATGGATTATTATAATCAAAAAGAATATGATAATCTTAAAGCGTGGGCTGATGCCGGTGTAGCACTTGATAAGGATACTGCTGATAAAAAAATGGCAGTAGAAGATGCATATAAGGCCGCTAAAAGAAAAGCATTAGATACTGGGTTAGAAATCTTGATGCAGTTTGCCGGTAAAAATAAAGCAGTGGCATTAACTATATTGGCAGTCCAAAAAGGTTTAGCCATCGCGGATGTAGTAGTTGGTGCAGCAAAGGCTATATCGGCAGCAACATCAGCATTGGCAATGGTTCCGGCGGTTATTGGTGTAGTTCCAAACCCAATGTACGCCGTTCAAGCAGCCGCTACTGCTAAAGGTATTTTAACAACAAAAATATCAGCCGCAACATCCATTGCATCTATATTAGCAGCAGGTATAGCATCTGCTGGTTCAATAACTGCCGGTGGTACAGATACAAGTAGTACGGGTGGAACTGCCGCTGCTGCTGCTCCTGCCCCGCCAAATTATAATGTAGTAGGAGCATCACCAACAAATCTATTAACAGCACAAGCAATGGCTGAAAATAATAATAAAACCCCGATAAAGGCATATGTAGTTGCGAATGATGTTAGTACAGCACAAGCATTAAATAGGAATATAGTTACATCAGCATCTATTGGATAATGATGAATTATTTACAAAAAATAAAAAAGTGTCTTTAGGTTATGGATATATTTAAGGTAGTTTATGAAAACAAAGAAGATGGTGATTTATACGGTATATCTATCGTTGATGACCCAGCAAATGGGTTTGACTTCATAGCAATGAGTAAGAAAATGGAAATCAAATTAGCAACAGACCAAAAGAAAAAGATTTTGTATGGTATAGTTTTAAGACCAGAACAAAAGATTTACAGAGAATTTGAAGATGGAACACCATTCCAACTTATGTTTGATGCACCAACTATTGAAAGATTTTCACAGGACTTTATGATGAAAGGTTACCAAAAGAATACTACATTCAATCATGATAGTAATAATTGGTTAGAAGGAACAACAGTTGTAGAAAACTGGATTGTAATGGATAATCAAAATGATAAAGGTTCAGTAATTGGACTACCAGTTGAAAATGGTGACTGGGTAATCGGGATGAAACTATCAGACCAATTGTGGTCAGAATATGTTGAGACTGGAAAAGCAAAAGGATTTTCAATTGATTCGTTCGTTCAATTTGAAAAGATAAGTATGAAAAAGACTTGTGAAGACTACTTAACACAGGATATAGAATTAAATAGTAGAGAAAATAAAAAAGAAAAACAAATGAGTATAATGAAGAAACTTATTAAACTTTTTAGCGAAGGTGAAGTTACTTTGGCTTCGTTAGATACGGAGTTAGGAACCCTTACTGCGGACGTCTTTGAAGTTGGTAATATTGTTTATGACGAAAACTTGCAACCAGTGGTTTCACAAGAATTCACAGTTGATAATATGGTTTATCAAACAGACGAAACCGGAACTATCATTGAAGTAAGTGATGTTAAAGAAGACCTTGTTCCAGAAGAAGAAGTTGTAATGGAAGATGTTCAACCAGAAGTTGTTGCTGATGTAGCAGATGTAACATCATCAATCAATGACGAAACAGCTAAACAAGTAGAAGACATTGATGTTGATGCGTTAAAAGCATTAGTAGCACAATTACAAGCTGACCTTGAAAAACTTACAGCACAACAAGATGCTGTCTTAATGGAGAACGTAGAATTGAAAAACTTGGCAGCATCAACTAAGTTGAAAGCCGAAGTTAAAGTTGGAACTAATAACCCAATCAATTTGAAATCAAAAGAATTATCAACTGAAGACACATTAAGTGCTTTGAGTAGAATATCAAAAAAAAATAAAAAATAAAAATGGCAACAAATGTAAATGTAAATGATGCTTACGTAGGAGCTCTTGCAGGAGAGATATTCGTTCAAGCATTCAAAAAATCCGATACAATCGGAAAACAAGCAATCACAGTTATTCCTAACGTAATTGGTTCAGGGTTTTTACCTACACTATCTTATTCAGCAGGTTTGGCTGCTTATTCATGTGGTTTTGATACAACTGGAACTGTAACTTATGCAGATAAAGAAGTACAAACAAACAAATATGAAATCAAACACGAACTTTGTAAAGACAAGTTTCATTCAACTTTCCAAGCAATGCAAGCAGGTTTATACGGGGCTGCTAATGAAATCCCTGCAACTATTCAAGATGCTATCTTACTTTCTATGGTAAATAATATGGGTGCTATTGTTGATTACGAAATCTGGCAAGGTACAGGTGCTGCTGGTTCATTCAATGGACTATTGGGACAATTAGATGCTGATGGTGATACTATCACTGTAGCAGGAACTGTATCTACAGTTGCTAATGTTCAAGAACAATTGGCTGCAGTTTATCAAGCAATTCCAGAAGAAATTTTATCTGACGAAAGTTTGATTGTTGTAGTTTCTCCTAACGTAGCAAGAAATTATAAAATGTCTCAAATTGGAAACTACATGGTTGGTTCTCCAGTTGGTGATAAAGAATTGGATTATATTGGATTACCAATCGTTTCAGTAGCGGGTCTTCCTTCTAACACAATCTTGGCATACAGAACTAAAAATGTTGGTTTCTTAACAGGATTAGAAGCAGATTTGAATAACGTATCTATCAAAGATATGGATGAATCAGATTTATCTGGTAATTTGAGAACTAAAATTGTATTTACTGCTGGAATTGGTTATTCATTCGCATCAGAAATCGTTTTATCAAAAGTATAATACTACCAACCAAACATAATATAATGGGGTTATTTGTTTAACCCCTTATATTAATAAAAAAAATATAAAAGAAAATGGCATGTGACTTATCAAAAGGTAGAACTACTCTTCCATGTAAAGATGACATTGGTGGTATTAAAGCGGTTTATATAACTAACTACGGTGAATATGCGTTTAATGGTTCTTCAACATCAGTTGGACATATTATCGCAACTTTACCCGTAACAATTACATCATCAAACACATTTAAGTTTGAACTTAAAAATAGTGCGAATACTTTTTCACAGGATTCAACAAGTTCAAGAGACAATGGAACAACTATATTTACTCAAACAGTTAATTTTACTCTACCTAAATTATCAAGTGAATTAGAATTCCAAATGAAAATGTTAGTGTTCGGAAGACCACAGATATTTGTTGAAAAAAACAACGGTGATATAATCCTTTTAGGGGAAAAATATGGTTGTGAAGTAACAGCGAAAGTAGAAGTAGGTGGAACATTAGACGCTAAATCTGGTTATTCATTAGTAGCAGTAGCAACTGAGGCTAACCCAGTATGGTACTTATCAGGTTCTGCTTCAACAGCATTAAAAGCAGCAGCAGCAACAGCATCTGTAGCAGTATAATTATTATTATAATTAAAACTAAACCCTATTCATTTGAGTAGGGTTTTTTTATTTAATAAACAAAATCATAGTTTAGTGTCTTTATTATAAATAAAATAAGTTTAATGAGCCTAAAGATAATTA